ATCAATAGATTTAACACACCAACCTGTAGCATTAGTAATCTCTTCAATGAGATCTTCTTCATCATCTGCTTCCCACATACCAATGCAACCTTCGGTTACAATGTGTTGAGTTTGTTCGGGAGGATAAACATCATCCTCCATCTCAAAATCGAGTTCGATGTCATCAACTTGGAATAGCATGATCAATCAGCGAATGTAGAGAAATGAACCGTAGGGATCACAATGTTCGGGATGATTCACAAGGTGGTCAATACCAAACCGAACACCTTTAGCAGGAGCTTTGGTACTTGCAGGTTTGTAACAGAAACCGTTCTCTTTGTCTACAAACATCCAAATAGAACGACCAGAAGTTCCAGCATTGAATTGCCAAATCTTAATGTACTTTCTTGCTTCTTCAATCTCAAGTTGAGGATAGAAAGAATGTCCACTTTCAATGTAATGAACCTTCCACTTGTTGTTGAGTTGTTCAACAAGAGATTCAGAGTAAAAGAGTGATTTAGTCATGAATCAGTATGCAGAAACAGTGGTGTAAAGAGTGTTGGTTGAGTTATACCAGAGATTCACATCACACTGGTATTCTTCGCTCAAATTGTATGCGATGTCGTATGCTTGATCAAGGTCAACAGTTTGATTCTCCCAGGGAGCAGCAGAGCAGCGGATGTCGATTCGAGTCATGGTTGTTTCGTTTGGTATGAATCAAGAATAACAGGTCACCAGGGCGCCGGTAGTTCGCCACGATACCAAATGGCACATTCATTGATCAGTGATGCTTATGGGTCAGATAAGTGACACTGATCATCGCCACCCTTGATTTGATCGCTCAAATAGTCTACGATCTTGCCATTCTTCGTACTCATCTCCTGTCATACTTTCTTCCCAACACATACTATCATCGTGAGTACGGTTGGCATACTGCCAGGAGTACGATTCGCCTTGATAAAAGTGCAGTTTCATGGTCATTCTACATTACAATCAGGGTGCCAATCTTTACCAAGTTGTTCACAATACTGTTGATGCCTTGTTTTAACATTTTGATCAACAGTATTTCGTAGGACTGCACCAATAGCGATGGACAATCCTAAAGTAACGCTAAGCAAAATAAGTGCGGATTTCATTTGCGAAGAGGAGAATTGTAGTAGCGACGGAAAGCAGTAACCACGATAATAAGCGTGGAAACCACACCAATAAGACCAAGGAAGGTAACAGCATCACCACTGAAAGTGTAAGTGTCGGGTGTCATCATAATCTCCATGTTTGTTTAGAATGTAATCAGAACTCGTTGTCGAGATCATAGCCATAAACTGCAACAACATCTTTCTCAAGAGATTGAAGAGTTTGCTCATTGATCATGTGAAGTTTAAGTTCACCAGTCTGAAGATCAATCAGTTGTTGTACCCAATAGGATGCAATACTCTCATCACGTTCAGCAATCTGTTCAAGACAATCGCTGATCAGGAGTTTGAGATTTTCGTCAGTCATAAATCAATTTCTTTGACTCTTATAGTATTGCACGGATCACCCGCGATGGCAACGGTTCATTGATCAGTGTTACTTATCAACCACCACCGTATTCATAAGAGATGATGCCTGCATTACAATTTACAACATCAAGTGTGCGATAGTTCTTGTTTGTGATAGAACGATCAAACTCGTCCATAAACTCTACTTTGCGACCAAACTTATGTGCAAACAACTCACGACATTGATCAAGGTCATGAGCAGCAATCACACACATACCTGGAGTGTAATCGTAGAGCACTTTTTTGATGATAAACAGTTTCATTGGTTCGATCATTTTACGTTCAGTTTGAGTTTGAGAGTTTGCAGAGATTGTTTGCGGGCTTTTAATTTACCCTTGCAGATTCCTCTGGTTTGTTTCTGCTTACCAGAGTTATGTTGCCAATTTGGAGTTGTCATGGTAGGCAGGTTGTGTTCCTTAATTAGTTATGCATCCATTGTATTTGATCACCAGTTCTTTGTCAAGGTGAAGTTGTAGAACGAAAACATGCGACGATTAACTAACTTGAACGTACCATAATCATTGGAATGAACATAACCTTCATGACCACAGTTGATGGAATCAATGTGATAATCAATGATTGCATCAACTTGATCACCAGTGACAGTAATTCCTTCTACAATCAGATTCTTAGCTTTGGTCAACAGATCAAACAACAACAACAGATTGCCGTCGATACAATCAATTACACGACCCTCTTTGATACACTTGTTGATTGCAATCATCAGTCGTTCTTGTTCTTTTTTGTCAACAGGGTATCTAACAAAATTGCATACCACACTTGCAAGACCAAGAATGTAATCAATCCGACGACGACGGGAGGTAAATTGTGCATCTGCATTTACAAAATAAGTTGACACATTGTTTTTCTTGAGATACTCTGGAACCTCAAAAGATGCAGTCAATTCTTTCATAGAATTGCCGTGGTAGGATGTATGACATACAAACACCATGGATGTATCTTTGGGAAGAGAATCAAAGGTGTAAGTGATAGTATTAGGATTGAATTGGTTGGTTCCACCATAACCAATGAAATCACCCTGATAGATACCCTCAACACGAGGAAGAACCTCTAGACAAGTGTGCAGAATAGCTGCAACCTTCTCGTTGTTACCATGATTCACATTGATGTCATGGTGAGTATAATTGATTTTGATCTTTACCTTGTTGAATACACTTTTCGTACCAACGAAGAACTTACCATTCTCGGGATTTGTACCGAACACAATAGCAGGAGAACCATCGTATTTCACACTACAATAACCCTTGGCATTGCGAAGATAGTTGATAGTATTCTGCACAACTTTCTTACCGAGAAGTACAGAATCTTCGGGATGTTCGAGATGTGTGTTTTTCATACTGTCATTGTTGCACAAAAAAGAGGGGATGGCAACCCCTCATTGATCAGTGTTCCTTATCATACTGATTCGGTTAACTTATCTTTAAGCTTTTGCATGGCACTGTAAGGTGTGGTATTCTCAATCCTCACACACTTACCAACGGTTTTACTATTAACGGGGGCGTGGAATTGTTTTGTTTTTTGATTGTAGAATCCCCAGATAGATTTGATACCAGAACAACCACAATAGTCAAAGAGAGTATCATTAACAATCCAAATTGCTGATACATTTGATTTGAAGTCTGTGCGTTCATAGTGATAACCTTCAGGTGGTTTGTGAAATAATAGTTTCATCGAAATTACACAGAAGGAGTGACATTGATCTCTTTGATGTTTAGTCCACAGAGTTGATTGTAGACACGATTGAGTATAATTTTATCAGCAGACTTTGCTTTTGATTTCTCATACCAAATGGTGACACATCCATCGTATGCTTCAACTTGAACGCGATAGTTTTTAGTCATCATTTTCTCCAATAATGAAACCATCAATGAATCCAGAATCGTAAGAGTTAGTATCGGTAAAGAGTTTAATCTTGAGCAACTTTGCAATCAAAAAAGGAATAACGATTGCAAGGGCACCAGGAATAAGAATAGAAAGAAGTGAAGTCATCATCAACCTCCGAACAGTTCATCAAACAGTGCATCACCAGACAATTCACGTTCGGTCCACACTTTTTCAGCATTGTCAGCAATCATTGCTTGTTCAATTTTAGCGTCGATAGGAGACTGAGTAGAGTGCCAGGTGCCGTTGCGGTCTTGCCAGAGCATGGGTTCGTTGGTTGATTACTTTGTAATAATAGGCCGAAATGGGTCAGAAGGCAATCCCCTGACCCATCAGTATTACTTATCATTCCATTTGTCTTTGATTAGGACACAACAGATGTTGCAGCGTACCCCTTGACAAAGATGGTATCAATGACAGACTGCAATCGACGGATGGTTTGCTTACCATAGTTCTTGAACACAGGAACAGTCACATAACCACAAGGTTTGCGGTACAGATGACATGCACCCGCAGGAATCTTACCGTCAGCTATGTCTTGTGCATCATGTCTGTTGACACGAATAACACGACCGATAGTTTGGGCCATCTCAATCACAGGAAGATTACGCAGGAGAATGGTATGAGTAAGACCAGGAACATTGATACCTTCAGAGAGGATAGAATAGTGCAGCAAAACAAACTTGCGAGATTCATCCTTACCGTACTGGGTGAGAGTGTCAAAGAATACTTCACGGTTGACTTTAGTTTTGTTGACGTATGCACCGTGTTTGGATGTAATTTGCAATACATCGTATCCACGGTCATGCAACTCCTGCATGATGTCAGTTTGAGTCAACATAGACCACATAATCTTGGTGTTGGGAGCAGCGACCAGAACTTTAGGATTACCCTCTTGTCGGTCAATAATCTCCAGAATCATGTCACGATCATTCTGTGCAGCACTAGACTTTTCGCGGGTGATGTCAACCTCAAAAGGTACAAGACTCGGAGGAGTGATCGAACCATTGTTGATAAGTTCTGGTGCAGGTACGTTGCAAATAACTTGACCGTACACCATAGAGTTGTTCATACCAGAAGACTGAGGATTACGAGTATGACGAGGAGTTGCAGTAAAAAAGTAAGCAGACTCGGCCATAAAAGAAGCAGCAGCAACAGAGACAAACCTACTTTTCTGAGTCGCGTTATGCGACTCGTCACAATAAAGAATAGTAATGTCAGTGCCAGAATCAACAACACGATGCAAAGAGTGATAGGTAGTGAAGATAATCAGATTGCGTTGATTAGTCTTGGACTCCAGAACATAGTCAGCAATCTTGTCAGAGTTGGTGGTACGATTGTAGTGAGTTTCACCACTGTGAACATGAAGAACATCAACGTTAGTATGAAACTCCATAAACTCAGAACACAGTTGTTCTGCGAGGAGAATACGGGGTGCAACAACTACAGCAACCTGACCAACAGTTTCAGAGAACTTACGTTGACAATCAAGAATCATGGTAATAGTTTTACCACCACCAGTAGGAATAATAACCTGACCACGATTGTACTTGAGCATTGCATCAAGTGCAGTCTGTTGGTGAGAACGAAGTTTCATGCAAATCAATTCAATAAACATACAATACAGGACCCCTCACCATAAGGCAAGGGGTCATTGATCAGTGTTTCTTATGGGTTCGATAAGTTAAGTTAATTCATGTAGCAAATGTTTGATGTCTTCTTCAGAAAAGAACTGTTGTTCAGTAGTGAGAGTGTCATCTAACATGTCATCTACCCAATCATAACTACCAAGGTTTTCAATTTCTTTAGTGTACTCAATCATTTTCATTTGGAAGATAAGTTAGTGCGGAAAGAGTTAGCAAGCAGAATAATAAGCAAGTTCTG